GGCGGCATGTGGAACCTAGACGGCACCCCCTGCCCGCTGCTTAAGGTGGGCGGGGCGATGCTCTCCGGCACGCCCTGGCGGCCGATGGGCTACGCCTGGGACAAGGGGCCTGACATCCGCATGACCTCCGAGCACGAGGGAGCGGATAACTTTATCGCGGTGACCGCCCTAATTGCCTCCGGCAAGCCGGTGGATAAGCCCTCCTATGGCTCGGCCCAGGGAGGCAAGCGGGGGCGCAGTGCTATCGGCCTGCGTGGTGGCAGTCTGGCCCTCTACTGCTCTGGCGATGGGACCGGAGACGCAGCCACGCCGGAAACTCTGCGGGACGAGTTGGCCGGGCTGGGCTGGGCCTCTGCCGTTATGCTGGACGGGGGCGGCTCCAGCCAGTGCGATTTCGGCGGGGAGCGCATCACCGCCAGCCGCAAGGTGCACAACTGGATTTGTGTATATCTCAAGCAGGACGGCGCTGAGACGCCGCCGGAAGAGGAGGACAAGCCTATGAGCAAGCATACTGTATGCCTCGACCCCGGACACGGGCCGGGCAACGTCAACGGATCCCCGGACGGTACATACAAGGAGTGGGAGTTTACCTGGGATATGGCCCAGCGCGTCAAGGCGCTGCTGGAGGTCCAGGGGGTGGGCGTGGTGCTCACCAAGACCGCGGACAATTACCCCAGCCTGACGGAGCGAGCCGAGACCAGCAATCAGGCGCAGCCGGACTGCTTTGTGAGCATCCACACCAACGCGGCCGGTGAGGGCGGATGGTCGAGCGCGTCCGGTCTGGAGATCTACACCAGCGCAGGGCCTATGACGGCGCAGCGCAATGTGCTGGCCTCCAAACTGGTCAACGCCTTCCATGTTGCCGGGGTGGCCCTGCGGAGCGAACCGATCAAGCACGAGATGTATACCGTGCTCGCCAAGACGGACGCCCCCGCCGCGCTCATTGAGTACGGCTTCCATACCAACAAGATGGACACGGAGTATCTCAAGGATAGCAAGTACCGGGACAAACTGGCCGAGGCCACCGCAAAGGGAATCTGTGACTGGCTGGGCGTGGCCTGGCAGGGCGAAACGGGAGCGGACAGCGCGGAGGATACCCCGGACGTTTGGGCCGCTGAGGCGTGGCAGAAGGCCAAGGACAAGGGCGTACTGGACGGCACCCGGCCCCGCGACAATATGACCCGGCAGGAGCTGGCCGTCGTGTTGGATCGGCTGAATCTGATTTGATGGAGGTACATATCATGGACATTTCTTCTTTGGGTATTACCGGAGTAGCAGTCATCACTGTGATCTGCTTCCTCGTCGGGCAGGTGGTCAAAGCTACCGGACTGGACAATAAGTGGATTCCCATCATTTGCGGTGCGTTTGGCGCGGTGCTTGGCATCCTCGGCATGTTCATCATGCCTGAGTTCCCGGCCAGTGATTACCTAACAGCCGCCGCTGTTGGCATTGTGAGCGGCCTTGCGGCCACTGGTATCAATCAGGTTTATAAGCAGATGACTAAGGAGGGCTGATGCCCATGGAGTGGGTTGGCCCACTGATTTCCGGCGCGGCTGTGGTCTTGGTGGCGATTATCGAGGCCGTCGCCGCCCGAGAGCGGAAGCGCATCAAATCTGACAACCAGAAGAGCGATGCCCTTATGAATGGGGTACAGGCCCTGCTAAGGCGCGAAATCATTGCCGAGTACAACCACTACTCCGAACAACGTTATATCCCGATTTATGGGATGGAGAACGTGCTGGACATGTACAATGCCTACAAGGAGTTGGGTGGGAATGGGATGGCGGCAAAGCTGGTGGAGGCCATGAAGAAGCTGCCCACAGAGCCGCCGGAAGAATGAGGTGCAGGACGTGTCAAAAGCGCTGATTCGATTTCCTGGAAGATTAGAGGAGTTGACTACCTCAGAAATGAAGCGCTCCATCCACGAGGCCAATCTGGGGAGAGACGACACGCAGATTGCGGAGCTCTATCTGCTGGAACGGAAAGCGCAGGTTGACACGGCCGATTGCTGCGGGATAGACCGGAAAACGCTCCACCGGCACCTGCCCTTCATCTTTGAAAAGGTGGAGTTCACGGCAAACAAGCTGGGATTCCTCCAAAAAGGTACATAACGCCCCCAAACTTCCGCTGGAATGTCCCCCGGCGGAAGTTTTTTTATGCGACAATATCAATAGGAGGACGTGAGGATACAGGGTTGGTACACGTCGCCGCCCTCCTCACGGACTCCTTATTTTATGGACAAGGACGTGTTGGATATGACTCTAATCGAGAGGATGGTAGCCGCTGGCATGTCCCGTGATTGTGCCGCTGAAACAGCGATGTGGTACATGGCACAGGGAGATGACGAGGGCCTAGAGGATTACGTAACCGCATTGGAGGCGGGGAGGGAGGCGCGTCAGTATGGCGTTTCCTAATTACACATACCCGGCTTATGGGGCCTACAATCCTGTTACCCCGTTTGCTCCGGCTCCACAAGTATATCAGCCCCAGCAACCTACTCAGCAACCATCACAGACCATTCAGGCGCAAGGGAATGTAAACACACAGCCCGCTTTTTTCTGCCGTCCTGTGGCCTCCAGAGAAGAAGCGCTGGGGGTTCCGGTTGACTTCATGGGAGCCCCTATGTTTTTCCCCGACCTCGCTCATAATGTGGTCTATATGAAACGCTTTAATACCAATACCGGAGCTGCTGATGTGTTTGAGTTCCACGGTCAACAGCAGGCAAAAGAACAACAGACGGAGAATCCGGCCCCTGCTTTCGCACCGCTGGATGAATTTATGGACATGAAGGACACCATCAACAATTTGAAGGACGAGATAGAACGGCTGAAAAAGCCCGCTTCTGGTGGAAAGGCAGGGAAAAAGAATGATGCCTCCGATGAATAATCCCATGACGGCCATGCTCCAGATGGCGCGGAACGGCGGGGATCCCATGCAAATGCTCCAGCAGATGGCTGGACAGAATCCGCAGGCAGCTCAAGCTATGCGGCTCATTCAAGGGAAAAACCCGCAGCAGCTTCGCCAGACTGCGGAAAACATGGCAAAACAGAGGGGAACCTCCGTTGAGGAAATTGCACGACAACTAGGTATACCCATGAAATAAAATAGAGCACTTCTTTTCAGTTTTTCGGTGTCTTGACAAAAAACCGCTCTTTGGAAACATCCGGGGAGCGTACGGCCCCGATGTAATAACTGACAAAGGAGTATATACAATGGATAACGATTTTGCGACTGGCTATGCTCTTGGCTCCGACTCCAACGGCGGCAACTGTAACAATGGCGGCTTTTGGGGTGGCGATGGCTGGTGGGCTATCATCATCTTCGCCATGATTTTTGGCTGGGGCCGCGGCGGCTTCGGTGGTTTCGGCGGTGGCGGTGCCAGCACCGATCCCGGCCTCCAGGGCCTAGCCACCCGTGCCGATGTGAACGAGGCCATTGCGTTCAATGGCGTTGAGCGCGGTATCTCCGCTATCCAGCAGGGCATCTGCGACAGCACCTATGCCCTGAACAACAGCATCACCAGCGGCTTCAACAACACCAATGTGGCACTTCTCCAGGGCTTCAACGGCGTCCAGTCTCAGATGTGCAACATGGCCGCTCAGGCTCAGGATTGCTGCTGCCAGACCCAGCGCGCCATCGACGGCGTGAATTACAACATGGCTACCAACACCTGCGCCATCCAGAATACCATCCAGAATAGCACACGAGATATTATTGACAGCCAGAACGCTGGTACTCGTGAAATCCTGAATTTCTTGACTCAGGATAAGATCGCCTCCCTCCAGTCTGAGAATCAGGCGTTGAAGTTCCAGGCCAGCCAGACCGCACAGAACTCTTATCTTGCTGCCATGTCTGACGCTCAGACCTCTGAGCTGATTCGGCGCATCAACCCCATGCCCGTGCCCGCTTACCAGGTGCCCGCCCCCTATCCCTATTGCGGGGCCTACAGCAACGGCTGTGGTTGTGGCTGCTAAACTTACGAGGAATCCTCGTAAGTTGATCTTCCGGCTTTGCCGTGACTATTTCGGGGCGGCGGGCTAAGTGTCTGCCGCCCCTGATTTTTGGAGGTATTTTATGTCTTGTAAGCCTGTTTGCCGACTGTGCGACAACCTGGTGCTAAGCCAGGCGGTCACCTCTACTGGAGGGAATCTTGAAATCAATCTGCCTGCCGGCGCCTACAACAACGGCGGAAAGTATTGTATTGTGGTAGCTCAGTCCATCCCGGCCACAACTACCATCAATGCACCTGTGTACATTACTATTGGTACGGGGACAGAGCTATATCCCCTTACCAAGCGTAACTGCGCTCAGGTGACTGCCTGCGGCATCCGCACTCGCACCCGCTACTCCGTCTGTGTGGTGACTACCCCCACCGGCGGCTCGTTCCGCATGTTGGGGCAGCCCTGCTGCTCTCCCAGTAACAATCTTGCCAGTATTGACGGCGGTGCTGCACCCGCCCCTACGGCGTAAGGAGGGGTCAAAATGAAACGATCTACTCGGATGATGCTCATGTCCAGTGGCAACAATCGCCGCTACAACGACGGACGGAGCTACGACAACTACGATGTCGATGATAAGTTTCGTGACCGCCGTGGCCGGGAGCATTACGACAATGGCCGCTATGCGCCGCGCTCTGAGATGATGGAGCCGGAGGATCGGGGCTATCGTCGCTACTCTGATGGGCGCTTTGCCCCACGCAACGATGGTGGCATGTGGGTAGATAGCCGCTACTGGGATGACCGGATGTACGGCCCTCAGTCTCACTACGGCTACCCCTACGTCCCACCGGTCTATCGGGAGGATGGGGGCGCATACACAGAGCGACGGGAGATGAATCGGCCAATGAACAAAATCGGATTCGCTATCTCTGGAGAAGGAGAAATGAGAACTCCGAGAGAGTTTGACCATGACTACCGCATGGACGAGATGGCGTACAGAAAAGGTGGAGAACGCATGACAGGTTATGGGGCTGCTTCCGGCTATATCCCTTTCACGAAGGAGATGGCCGATGAATGGTCTAAGAATATGGACAACGAGGATGGCACCCGTGGCGCTCACTGGACGCTGGAGCAGGCCAAACAGGTCATGGCCCAGCGTGGGATTGAGTGCGACCCTGTCCAGTTCTGGGCGGCCCTCAACATGGTCTATAGTGACTACGTTAAGGTAGCCAAGAAACACGGTGTCGGTGATAAGATTGATTTCTATGCCGACATGGCAAAATCGTTCTTGTGCGACAAGGACGCACCGGAGGACAAGCTGGCCCGCTATTACGAGTACATCGTGAGGGGCTAAACAAAGGGCGGGGGCAATAGCCTCCGCCCTCTATTTTTGAGCTTTTTCATCGGTTTGCTATTTGCACATATTTACACCGAAAGTTACGCACTAGCTACATACTAGCTACAAAAAATCCTGTAACCATTGCAATTACTATGTTTCTTTTTCTAATGAATTACAAACACATTAAAAGTAAATCTAATTTTACAACTAAAAACACTAGAATAGCAAGAAGAATGCACAATAAAAACAACTTTTTCGAACTTTTTGTGCGTTGTTCTATTTGCACATATTTAAGAAGAAAGCTACAAATACTTAGGAAATCTTCTGGATCTCTTTAGCCAAAAACGAAACATCTACGTGCGTATAGTGCTCGGTAACATCTCCATCGGAATGCCCTAAGATACGCTTTATAGCGACTTCGTCCACCCCGGCCATCCTCATCCGAGACGCGGCGGTATGTCTGCACCAATGAGGGGTAGCAGCAGGCACTCCTAATTCTTCCATAACCTTAGAGAATAGCGGTCGGTATTTGTATGCGGGTATTGCATTCCCGTCATCATCACAGATAATAGTTTTACCGTCCCTGGATAGCCACTTGGCGAGATATGGCATGATTTTAGGATGCACCGGGACAATGCGATTTTTCCCGGCCTGGGTTTTTAGACCTCCTTGCAAATAATTCGCCTCCGAATGATACGAGAATCTGGTAAGCCCCAAAAACTCGGACACCCGGAATCCAGTATAACATAGCATTAGTACGGTATCAGCCCAAGGGAATCCAGAGGACGCTAGGTTCTCCAATTTACGCATTGTGATATCATCAAAAGCACCCTTTTCGTGCTTTGCTTCAACTCCTGGAAGTTCCACAAAAGCGGAATAGTCTTTATACACGATATCGCGCTCTGTTGCGTGCTTAAAAAGTGCTTTCATAAGCATTTTGTCATTGCTAATACTAGATTTCGATAATCCGTTTGCCTCGTCTTGGTCAATAATAGATTGTAGGTCGTCAATCGTAACCTTGCACATATCCTTTTTTTCTAGCACACAGAGGCGCGCCCAAGAAGCCTTATAGCTGGCGATAGAGGCAGTTCCTGCCTTTGCATACTTTTTGGCAGACCACTGATTGTATACGTCTCCCCAGGTAACGGCGAGTGACTTTGCCGGGATATTAGATGCCAAATATTTGTCAAGGGCCTCCTGTGCTTCTTTGGCAGTTCTGTGGTAGGATAGATACTTTTGCTTCCACAGTCCGGGCCGCTCCAAATACGACACCCTGACGGCGTATCGGTTTCTGCGGTTTGGCCCAAGATTTACAATACTTCCAGTTCCATTCGCTCTTCTCATTGACTTTTCCCCCTATTCTGGTAAAATAAAGGGGTGATAATGGCGGCCAAACCTTATCACCCCTATGTGAGCCGCTCCTGGTGTTCCAGCACCGGGGGCGGTATTTTTATTGCGCTTTTTTCAGTTCGGCGATTTCCTGATTCATGGTGCGGATCGCCAGCTTAAGCACGGATACTTCGTTTCGCAGTTCCTCGATTTCACTTTTTGGCGTGATGGCGTCCATAATGACCTGCTGTCCCTCGGCCAAAAGGTTAAATCGGGTTGTGACCTCCGTGTCCAATAAAACCTTTACATCGTGCATGATGTCCTGTTTCTGCTGTTCCAACAAGCCCTTCGTTTCAGACATGATGTCTTGTTTCTGCTTCTCCATCAACTGTGCGATTGCCTGCAAATCTTTTTCATCCAGCATACTATATCTACCCTTTCTATTTACTGCAACGGCATGCCCGCCTTGTCCCGGAAACTGCCTACGGCGATCATAATGATGTCGATAATCCAGCCGACTCCAAGACAACCAGCAGTCAACAACCAGATAATTCCGGTTCCGAGTTTCCCGACATAAAAACGGTGTATCCCAAGACCGCCAACGAAAATAGACAAGAGCAGAGCGACGGTTTTACTTTTATAGGGGTAATCGCTTCCATTGTTATTGATAATTACCTGAGACGGGTCTTGCCTGAGCGCCTCGATTTGTTTTCCGCACTTAGGGCAAACAACACAGTCAATGTCGATGCGCTCGCCACAATATTTACAAAACTTTTTGGGCGATTCGGGTGGAGTGGTCTGGCCGACTTCTGGGTTAGTCCCGTTGATAGCTTCATTTTCCATATCCCATTCTCCTCTCTATTTTACCGCACTCTGGCGGTTCTTTTACGCTCATGCAAAAGTCCGATAATCCGTGCATTATATCGGAAGGCGATCAAACGCGCACAGAAAATTTACACTTCTTTTTTGGTGATATTCCCATCTTGAAAAATGGAACTAATGTTCTATAATAATAGTCAACAGAAACAAATTTTCCAGCATCGACAAAACCTGACAGAATATAAGGTAAACAGGGCGTATAGTGCAAACAGAGGCTACAAAATGTGCCAAAATTAGAAAAATTACATAGTTCTGATTGGGAGTGGCAAAAACTGGGAGGATGGTGCAGAATGACGCCGAAAGAAAAATTGCTAGAGTCGATCGAAAGGCTTATATCCGCAATGGACGAGGAAAAATTAAAAAATGTTTACCAGTTTGTCCTGCACATTTCTAAATAGCACCGATACCATGCCGTCCCCTTATTCGGGGGACGGCTTTTCTTTTTGCATTTCTTCTACAAGCATATTCGCCATATCGGCCAACATTTGCCATTGGTCAACGGATAATCTTGACATAACCGAAATTAGACGGTGCTTAAAGTCTGGCTCACCATTGAGCAGGTCGCCGAAAAATGCGGAAAGCTCCTCGTTCCGACTCCTCTGCAAAAACATTGGTTCCGCCCCGTTCTTTAACCAGTCCTCATTTACGTTGAACTCTCGGCAAATAAGATCCACAAACAGTGGCTTTGGCTCCACCTTGTTAAGTTCTATATTCGTAATTGCTCCCCGCGTAACTCCGAGCCTTTTACCAAATTCTTCTTGCGAAATCCCCAGTGCCAAACGCACAGCTTTAATTCGTTCATTCACATGATCACCCCCTTGCTACATTAGATATTATACTATTCATTTTCTGTATTGTCAATACAAACAAAGTAATATAATTTCAAAAAATGTATTGACAATACGAAAAAATAGGTGTAGAATGTATCCAGAAAACGAATGAGAGGGGTGACAATATGAGCGAAAAAGAGCGCAATATTGCCGAAAGCCTGACGCGTGCTTGTGAACTTCTTCCCGACGGAAAGAAAGAGTATTTGATCGGGTATGCAGAAGGCGTAGCAGCTATGGCGGAGAAGGCCAAGGAGCACACCAATGGAGAAAAAGAAGCCCGCCCCTGACGGGGCGGGGGAAAGAGGGTGAAACCGATGAATGCAGAAAAGTACCTGGAAGAAAAGGCAAGACTGTCCCAGGCACTAAACGGGCAGGAGAACCTTGACAGCGCGGTAACTGCCATTACCGATGTGCTGAAAAAGTACAACCTGAACCTGATGCCTGGAACAGCCTTTGATGTGATGTGCTTTACCTTAGAGACGATGCACCTGGGGAATTACGACTTAAAGGCAAAGATGCTTAAAGAGTGCGGGCTGTGATTGCGGGGACAAGCATGCGTGGTTCCCCCCGCTCCAAATTCCATTTGATAATGTGCTGATTGAAGTCGGAAGTTCTTGACATTATATCGCGCAGAGATGCCCATGACTGTTTATCCATCTGCTTTTTGCATTGTGGGCATACAGGTGGATTTTCAGCAGAACTTTTCTGAAATTCGGCCTCGAAGATGCAGCCGCATTCACATGAGATCGTCGCTTGAACAAACATGATTTCACCTCCCTTCTGCGCCCAGTATACCACGGCAAGGAAGGGAGCACAACAAAAAGCGCCCCGGCCAGTGCACCACCACCGACCAGGGCATGACACCACGTAACGCAGCTACGAGGTATCGGAGACAGTATATCACATCCTCCGGCCTCTGGCAAGATTGGAGGATTTTTTATGACCAAAGATGGGCAACTCAACGAGAGTAGCACGAAGCGGGAGATTGAGAACCGCTTCAGCAATGCACGCCGCGTCATGGACGACCTATGCCGGGCTTACTATGGGATGACTTGGGATGAGCATGAGCGGCTCCACGGGGAGAAGGGAGGCGAAAACGATGAGGCCAAGAACCAGAGCGCGGCCGCCGATCCCAACGGACGCTGAGATACTAGCGTATGACAATGTTCCAGTGGACGTTGCGGCCCGGTATTTAGACTGGCCGGAACAGACGGTAAGGCTGGCGCTCAGAGAGGGCCGGGCAACCTTCGGGATTGCGGTCAAGGACAAGGCGCTTACATACAAGATCAGCCCCGGCGGGCTGGTTAAGTACAAGCGAGAGGGCGTACCGTGCTTTGACTACGAAACCATCGTACACATGATACGGACTGCGGTGGCGAGCACCATTCAAAGCGAAATGAGCGATTTCAAGACAGAGCTTTTCAACTAATGAAAGAGAGTGAAAATTATGGGAGCACAAACCGAGCGCGACAGGCGCGCAAAAGCATACAGCTACCGGGCCTACCGCCGCCGGGTACAGCAGGCGCAGGCGATGGCCCAGCGGGTACAACTGGCGGTGGTTGCCGGAGCGGCGCTGGTGCTGGCTATTCTGGTGGCGGTCAGCCTATGAAGAAACAACTGATCGTGACCATTGCATATCTCTTTCTGCTGCTGGCGCTGGTTGCACTAGTTGAAATCATCTGGAACCAGGAGCCGGAGCAGCCAGCCATTGAGACCCCGGTGGCAACCACCACCCCGTCCCCCACGCCCACCGGACCGCTCACCATCCAGATCACCGGACTGGAGGGCGCGGAGAGCATCGACGATGTGTGGGCGGTCATCGAAATACCTGGAGGGAACGAAAATGAATGAAACCCTAGATTTTATCGAAATTGGCACTGACGAAGAGATAATCCAGAAGACGGGCACAGAGCAATACGTGAAGCTGGCAAGCCCGAACACCGCCCTATATGTGAGTTCCGCCGCCGCAAAGTGTATCCCCAACATATTGCCTCGAGTCCTGATCGGCAAGGCCGGAAAGTATCTGCTATTCCATTTCACCGACAGCAAAAAAGGCTTTGCTGTGTCGAGATATTCCGGCGGGTTTTCGATCCCGATGGCCGGCGTCGTCAGCAAACTCGGGATAAGGCCGGAGCAGGTAAATGGCAAGCGCCCAAAGCTCATAAAAGATGGCTTTGCAATCGAGCTATATTAAAAGCGCCGCTCCCCGGTGTGCGAGACCGGAGGGCGGCAAGAGAAAGAACATCTGCCCTTATTTTAGGGCACGAAGGAGGGAAAGTCAATGCTGAATACCAGAAATATTTCAGCCCTGCTGCGCTGGGCGATGGAGAATATCGGCTACCCAATCGACGAGATTAACGCCCTGGACGGGACAATACATATCCGCCTCTCGGATGGCCGAACCGGATTCCTTTATATGGGTGAGGATGGCTGCCCGCGGGCGGTGCTTCCGGCGATTGCCTGATATGGAGTGGTGGCTTCCATTTTCACCATACCGGGATATGCAACAGGATCCAACCGCAGGGAATTGCCCAAATTGCGGAGCAGAACTTTACCAAAACGAAGAAATGTGCCAGAAATGTAAGGAGGAACAAAATGACACTGTATGAAATTGACCAGGCGATTCAAGGTCTGGTAGACCCGGAGACAGGGGAACTAATGGACTATGAGGCGTTTGCCGCGCTCCAGATGGACCGGGACGCCAAGATTGAGAATATGGCCCTTTGGTACAAGGATTTGATGGCCGATGCCAAGGCCATCAAGGAGGAGGCGGACACGCTCAATGAGCGCAGAAAGGCCCTGGAGAACAAGGCGGAACGGCTGAAATCCTATCTGTCCCTTGCATTAGACGGCGAGAAGTTCCAGACGGCCAGGTGCTCCGTCACTTTCCGCAAAACCTCGTCCATTCAGGTGTCCAATCCGGAGGCCCTGATCCGCTGGCTGGAGCAGAACGGCTATGATGCGGAGTGCGTCAAGTACAAGGAACCAGAGGTCAGCAAGACTGGCATTGGCAAGCTCATTAAGGAGGGCGTGCCCGTTCCATATGCCTCGATTGAGCAAGGCCGCAGTGTGGGGGTGAAGTGATGGACAAGTTCCGTCTGCTGGAGGCTTCCGACATTGAGGTGAAGGTCAAGCAGGTCAAAAAGAATGGGGCGGTTCTCCTGCTTTATAAGACGGCCAGGACGGATATGGATATCCTGGATGAGACGGTTGGCTCTGAAAACTGGACGAACGATTACCGGGAAATCAAAGGGAACCTGTATTGTGGGATTGCCATCCGTGAGGGAGACGCCTGGACGTGGAAGTGGGATTGTGGAATAGAGTCCAGGGAGGACGGCGAGGGCAACGAGAAAAAGGGGGAGGCAAGCGACGCATTCAAACGTGCTGGTTTCCGATGGGGCATTGGCAGAGAGCTTTATACCGCCCCGTTTATTTGGGTACCCTCTGAGAAAATGAACATCCTGGAATCCAATGGGAAGTTTCGTACCTTCGACACCTTCTCGGTTGAGAAAATTGCTTATGGTGACAACCGTAGGATTTCCGGTTTATCTATCCTGAACAACCGGACAGGAAAGCGGGCGTTTGTATGGGCTATGAGCTGATAAACGAGATCGGCGCAAAGTCCGCACTCCTGGATAAGGCAATCGGGCAGCTCGGAGCCCGCGGCAGAGCATATGCGCAGGCGGAACGCGATTACAGGGTAGCCCTCCGAAAAGCTGTTCTGGAGGCCAGGGCGGAGGGCACGCCTGTAACTATTATCTCTGATATTTGCCGTGGTGACGCGGAGATCGCCCGACTACGCTTGGAAAGAGATATTGCGCAGACAGTGTACGAATCCGCACGGGAGGCCATACAGGGCTACAAACTGCAAATTCGCATCCTGGACGCGCAGTTGGAAAGGGAGTGGGGGCGTGCATCGAGAGACTAAGGCCACCGCCATATCCGCGGCAACCAAAAAGGCCGTATGGGAGAGGGATTTTGGGCGGTGCGTACTCTGCGGCTCCATCAATGCGGGGCCACACTGTCATTACATACGGCGGAGCCAGGGCGGTCTTGGAATTCCAGAGAATATTTGGACAGGCTGCCAGCGGTGCCATGCGGCATTTGACAACGAGGGGGCGGATGGTCCGCTTCATAAGCAGATGCAGGACTACCTCCGCACTTTATACCCAGGATGGGATGAATCAAAATTGATATACAAGAAAGAAGGGCCAAAATGCTAAATAGGGTTGTGATCCAGGGCCGCATTGGAAAGGACATCGAACTGCGTCACACGCAGTCCGGTGTCTCGGTGGTCAGTTTCTCCATCGCGGTTGACCGGGATTTTAAAGACAAGGCCACTGGCGAAAAAACCACCGATTGGGTTAATGTGACCGCATGGCGATCCACGGCGGAGTTTGTAAGCAAATATTTCTCCAAGGGCCGCATGGCTGTGGTAGACGGCAAATTGCAGACAAACACTTGGACAGACAAGGACGGGAACAAGCGGTCTAGTCTGGAGGTCGTGGCTGATAGTGTGTACTTTGGCGACAGCCGGAAGAAGGAATCGGAGGGGGACACACCAGAATCTGACCGCCCAGAACAGAATGGGCAGGAGTTCTCGGAGGTGGACGACGACGGAGAGCTCCCGTTCTAGGGCGGTGATGGGTTGACTTACATTGATTACCTTAATGAGTTCAACCGTTGGATCGAAAACAACCACTTGACGCTTCCGGCGCAGGTCTTGTACTTCAGGCTGCTGAACGTATTTAACCGGGCTGGGTGGCCTGAGTGGGTTCCAGTAGACACCATTCGGTTGCAGGTAATGACAAATGGATTGTCAAAGCCATCCGCTTACAGAGCGAGGGACGAGCTTGTAAAGGCTGGATTTATCCGATACCAGCAAGGGAAAAAAGGGGCCCCGAGCCGCTATTCCCTATCGGAACAATCAAATTCTAGTATTGATTCTTTACAGGAAACGTTACATAAACCTTTACAGTTTCCTTTACAGAATCCTTTACAAGAAACTTTACCCATATATAAGACTAAGACTAAGACAAAAGAAAAGACTCCTACGGAGTCAAAAAGAAAAGTGTTTGTTCCTCCCACGGTGGACGAGGTGAGAGAATACTGCCTTGCACGCAAAAACGGCATAGACCCGCAGGAGTTTGTGGACTACTACGCGGCCAGAGGGTGGATGCTGGGGAAGGCCAAAATGAAAGACTGGAAAGCTGCTGTGCGGACGTGGGAGAAGCGCAGGAAGGGGGGGAACCATGACCAGCCAGAGCGATATTTCACTGCTGCTGACATTCCGGGCAGAAATGATTGACCCATCCCTGCCGACAGGACTTTGGTGGTGCGCTACGCCGGAGGACGCGGCGGCGGTTGGTATTAACGCCGTGTGCAAGAACAGATACGCGGCTTGGGAGGACTTAACTGCCTGCACGGAGTTTATCACCCAGTTCTGCTATGTGTTCGTCGCAACACCAAACGATGCAGACCGGGAGGAGATTGTGGGCCAGCTCCAGAAGTGGGTGCCGGTCACTATCCTTGTGGCGGATAAGGCGGCGTTTCGCGGGAATGAATCCGTGGTCGAACTGCTGGACAATGCTGGCCCAAAGGCGGTAGAAAGCCTTTTGTTTGGCGCTTTGGATGTGCCGAGGCCGGGGCTAATTGACCTGTCGCAAGTGGAGATGGACGCACCCATTTCGCAAAACCGCATGATGTCCGGGCTGGTGCCGCTGGACTACTGCACCGGAGGATTCCGGGGAGGCGAATTGTCAGTATGGACAGGCAGGCGCGGCGAAGGGAAATCGACGCTTCTCGGGCAGATGCTCGTGGAATCAATCAACCAGAACCGAACTGTATGTGCCTATTCCGGTGAGCTCCCGGCGAGGCAGTTCAAACGGTTTGTGCTGCCGCAGATCGCAGGGCCGAGGAATCTTGTAGAGCAGCCAGACCCAAGAACGGGGCGGATGGAGTACGCGCCGTCAAAAGAAGCTGTTCGGGCGATTGACCAATGGCTGGAAGGGAGCTTTCTCCTGACCGATTTGCGACAGTCAAATGCCCATGACGAGGACAACATACTGCGCCTGTTTGAGTATGCCTACCGCCGATACGGGTGTTCGGTTTACTTGGTGGACAACATCATGACCGCAAGTCTGAAGGGAGAAGTGGAGCTTGGTCATTATGGGGCCCAGAAAGCTTTTACGCAGAGACTCAGCGCCTTCGCAAAACGCCACGATGTACATGTGCATCTGGTGGCCCATCCCAGGAAGGCTGGAGAGGAGCGGGGACTGACAGCAGACGACGTTGCGGGAGCGGCGGAGATTACCAACCTCGCTGACAATGTTTTTTCTGTGGAGCGGGCAAAGGAATCCGACGAAGTTGACTCCAGGATCAGGATTATCAAGGCCAGAGAGACCGGTAGCCGCGAGGTAATCCCGTTGATGTTCGACGCCAAATCACGGAGATATTACGACGCGGGAGGAAATCCGACAAAGAGATATAGTTGGGAGGCAGCCAGAGATGGACATGGATAGGACTGGGGCATACGTTGTTCTAAATGGACTGCTTATGAAACATAAGGCCCTTGCAAAAACGGACTCCGAATTTGCAGAAATACATCAACAAATTGCGGCTGCAATCGATATAGCATTGGAGGCGCTGAATGAATAAATACGGCAACAAGAAGGCCGTGCGAAACGGCATTACATTCGACAGCCAGAAAGAGGCCGCACGGTATGACCAGCTCATGCTTCGGCTTTGTGCCGGAGAGATTCGGGATCTGAAGCTCCAGCCGGAGTTCACCCTCCAGGAGGCGTTCACCACGTCGCTGGGTGAGCATGTGCGGGCCATCAAGTACCGGGCCGACTTCTCATACCGCCGGGCGGTCAAAGAGGGTGTAGACACCCGATGGGAGGTCGTGGTGGAGGACGTGAAGGGCTACAAGACCAAAGAATACAAGCTGAAGAAAAAGCTCATGGCCGGGCGCGGTATCCATGTTGTGGAGGTGTAGGCCGTGATAACCGCAGACCCCTACGGCATCAGCGGAGCGGTGGCACCCTGGCGCAGCCTGGACGCGATGGAGCCGATTGCGGAGCGCAGGATTACGGAGCGGGATACAGAGGAGGCCGAACTCTGTGGGCGGTGCCCGCTGCCGGACTGCAACCCGAAAAGAGTTGGCTGCCTCCTACATACCAGGGCGAAAAGGCCAAAACCGTCCCGTGATTTTCTGGAGCGCATGGCGCTGGACGGGTATGGGCCGGAGACGATAGCCCAGGCCACCGGATACTCCATATCAACCACCACAGAGTATATGAAACAGTTTTTTAGGGCGGGACCATGTGAGCGCTGTGCGTCCAAGAGCATTTGTGATGCAGTCGTCGGGACGTGTAGCCGTAAAGAGCGATGGAAAGCAATCAAGGAGGTGCCGAACGATGGACGATAAGACGCGCGCCGATTCTGAGCGCGGAGGAATTGCAGAGATTGGAGGTCAAGCCATGACGCGGGAAGAAGCGATTGAGTGCCTGAAAACTATACAGCGGTGGACTCCGGACTGGGATGACCGGGAAGATGGGCTGTCTTATTGGGATGCTATTGATATGGCCCTCTCCGCCCTCTGCCCCGTCAGCCGGGAGCAGGTGGAGCGGCTGTGGCCGGGGTGTGACCGTTGCAAAGCAGCTGATACAGCAATCGCATGGGAGCGGTGGGGACACCAATACTGTTCTCAATGTGGTCGCCCTCTCACCCCAGAGGCGTGGGAGGAACTGAGAAAGAGACTGGAGGCGCTAAACAATGACAAAAAATGAATTTATAGCCCTAATTGGGCAAGACGTAGTTGTAGACTATCCATTTGGCCGAGAACTCCAGCGGTGGAGCATGAAAAACTTTTATATCGATGGAAATGGCGAAGTCAAACATAATCGTCTCACGCTTATTATGGATGCTTTTATTGCCAACGCAAGAAATCCCCACAAAGGGAAGCCCACGCATGGTTAAGGAGGCGCTGAACGATGGCAAGGGCGATTGATGCAGACCGACTGAAACAGGCCATAGACCATGATTATTATGAGCATTACACCAAATATCACGATAGCGACCAAACAGCCCTGATTGATATGGTGATGGACGATATTGACGAGATGCCCACCCTCACCCCGCCGAACGAGGCGCTGACGCTGGAGGAACTGCGGGAGATGGACGGTGTAAATGCGCTATGGGTACACAATCTTGCATGGGGATTACACAAGCCCCGTTTCATGCTGGTCCACAGTGTTTCGGAAGATTGGTGGACGTGCTGTGATTTTGATGGATTTGAAACCTTCTGTGCGGATGACTATGGGGAAAGATATTTATTATACCGCCGCCCGCCGGAGGTATCGCCATGAGACACCAATACACCCGCGCAGAGCTGGAATCCATCACCCAGGAGACGGCAATCTACATTGAGGGCGCAGGGATAGCCCAGCTCCAATGGGGCGGCCTGGAGATTGCAGAAGGGTGCAGGGATGGATATCTGTACTGCAAGCACATCAAGCCGTTTAGCCTGGAGCTGTACGGCCAATACTGGACGGCCTTTGACGGGCCGCCGGAGGAGGGGTGAGCATGGAGAGACTGACATACTGGTGTGACAATGGGCATGGTGGTGGAAAATGGTTTGTAGCTATCGATGCCGAAGGAAGAGAAGATTACGGGCCGCACGTTGACCGCCTCGCAGCCTATGAGGAGACTGGCTTGGAGCCGGGGGAAATCGAACAGCTCAAAGGTGAAGCATTTGGTCTGAGAGTGGACAAGCAAGAGCTGGAGCAATATCGTGCTCTCGGCCCCATTGACCGCCTCCGCGAACTGGCCGAGGCCGCACTACGGAGGGAGCAGGATGGCTGATATTCTTACAATTATAGCCGCTGTGGAGTGGATGGCGCTTGGCCTGCTTGCCCTGTGGAAGCTCAAGGGGTGGGATCGAAAGATGGAAGAGTTATACGAAGACATGAAGAAACAGTGGGAGGCCGAGCATGAGACTAGTTGATGCGGATAATGCACGAGAGTGCTTTGGTGGTGATGGGGTGACTGGAGCCGTCATGAAGCGTATGTTTGATAGCCTACCCACCATCGACGCCGTGCCTGTGGTCAGGTGCCGGGAGTGCAAGTTTTACCGAGAGTTACGTACAAAACGGCACAACCAGCTCATGCGACTGTGCTACCGGATGGGCAAGCACGATATGGAGTACCCGGTCAAGCCGGATGATTTCTGCTCCTACGGCCAGCGAAAGGAGGACAACCTGGACGAAGCCATCGAAAAGTACCTGAAAATCAAGGAGGAGGACAACAAGTGAATAAACCAAGAATTGCGCAGGTGCTGGGTGTTGAGGTAGGCGAAGAATTTACATACGATTTCGGCGCAAATCAGGTAAATAGAGGCGCCTTCAAGATTGGAGCAGACGGGAAGCGATATTATAAGACGGGAGATCTCTGGAACCCTTGCTACAATGAGGATGATTTGGCTGTAATTATCAACCACCCCGACCGCATCATCCGCAAGCCCCGCTGGACGGAGCAGGAGGTGGAGAGGGCGAAGGCTATCAAAGTGCTATATCCAGTTGTTAAAACATTGGCATACGTTGATATAGTGGGACAGACATTTTACATGTATGATGACGAAGACAACTATAAGGGCAGTCTTGATAACCTTGATGAAACGTTTCCTACGCTGAGGAGCATAAGGCGGGCCACATTGGACGAGATCATCGGAGGTGCCCAATGACCAGAGAAATCCTTTTCAAAGCCAAGCGGCTGGATAATGGAGAGGTGCTATATGCGGACACATGGGTATAAAGGAACAGATGTATATCGCCTGTGGGGGCAGATTGTAACAAGATGTGAAAACCCAAACGCCAAAAGTTACAGATGGTATGGGGCGCGTGGGATTACTATGGATGATACATGGAGAAGCGATCCAAAATCTTTTTGCGACTGGGCGATTGCGCATGGTTATAAATCAGGGTTAGAGATAGACAGAATTGACGTGGACGGGAATTATACGCCCAATAACTGCCAGTTTGTTACGCATAAAGAAAACTGCGCCCCTAATAAGCGAAGGTTGAGGGCAACAAATAAAACAGGAGAACGGAATATTTGCTTCTCGAAACATGGGAAATTTGAAGCCTATGCTTACATAAATGGAAAGCAAAAATATATCGGTGCTTATCGTACTCTTGCAGACGCAGTAAAGGCAAGGGATATTGCGGAGGGCTCCATCCACGACGGGGAGGGCGGGCAACATGAGCGAGTGGATTAGCGTCAAGGACAGGCTGCCGGAAAGTCAAGCGGATGTCCTTGTGGTGGCGTTTTGGCATGAACGCTGGCAGACCATGATGGGCTGGCATAGTGACATGGGAAAGAAGTGGCGTGTCATTACACCACACGGAGAAAGAGAGCCGGGCGGTGTCACCCACTGGATGCCCCTCCCAGACCCGCCGAAGGAGGGATAGACCTTGAATGAGTTTAAGGAAAGACTCAGGAGGTTGAGGGAGGAGAAAAAGCCTGTTAGGAGTATGGCGGTAGTGTCAGAACTGTGCGGGCTTCCGCGCAGCGCAGTAAGAAAATATGAGCGCGGGGAGGCAAAGCCCAATATGACTGCGCTGATTGCTCTGGCAGACTACTATGAAGTATCGCTAGATTATCTAACAGGTCGAGTAAAATACAGATAAAATTTGAAGATTAACCTTTAAAGGGCAGCTAAACCAAAAAATTGATTTAAAATGGGAGTGTGGGAGCGTGTGCCCCTGCGCTCCCATTCCCCTTCCTCCTTCACACGGATGGGGTGGCGTCGGTGCATCTGCCGCCACCCCCTCTGTGTGCAATATGCCGCCGGTCGAACACCACCCCACTATTCGGGGCATGAGGGGTCGCACCCCTCTGGCGGCGAATGACGGTGGAAAGACACTACACCAGATTGCCAGAGCGTCTAGGCGCTGGGAAGAGTAAGACGCGAGCCGCCTGTCATGGGGGCGGAGCTAAAAAAGCGGTGGCAGCTATGACCTGCCCCGGCGCTATCCCACTGAAAACTGCCCTGCGAGTGGCTAATCATGATGTCGCCGCCGAGACCAGGGTGTGTCAATCTAAGCGAGACGGCGCAAATATGCCATCTTAGCTCAACTGGTAGAGCAACCGTCTTGTAATCGGTAGGTTGGAGGTTCGATTCCTCACGGTGGCTCCAGAGATGCCCGGTGTATGCCGGACAAAGCATCATCTTGTGGTGGTGCTTTATATGCCGAGTGCAGCAGCAGAAGCGGAAGCGGCGGCCATGGACAACGCCGTGGACGTGTGGCGGCTCAATGCCGCCTCTCGGCTCCAAACGCAGATGGAAAGCAAAAGAGGCACTGCGCGATTAAATTAAATGCCAATGGGCGGCTGGACAACCTACTGTCCGCCATATGCCGCTCCTCGCCGCTTGAGGCGGGCGGTGGCACCACAAGCGCACGAGCTGGAGAGGGCAAAAAAGCCGCCCCAGGAGGGGCGGCAGGATTAGCTCAGAATTTCTTTCAGCTTGTCCAAATTCCAGGCATTGGGGCTGACCTTGCCGCTCTCCCAGCGGGATATCACGGCCTGGTTAACGTCCATCGCATCCGCAAGTTGGGCTTGAGTCAAGCCTTTGGCCTTTCTGGCGGCGGCAATATCAAACTCGACAGACGCAAGGGGACGCTTGCCTTTACCGGCAAAATAGCCTAACTGCCAAGCCCCCTGCATTTCAAGGGGCTGGAACTTTTCAGACCCTCCCTCCACGGGCGGGTCAATGCTGGTGATCTCGCAAAGCGCCTCAGCAACCTGCCGGTCGAGATCCCTCTTTAGGAGGCCAAGCCTGTGAGCATCAGAAATGACTCTGGCGAGTGCTGTATACGGGCGCTGAGCGGCAAGGGTGAGATCCCCTCCGATCTCCTGCGGATATGCCGCCGCGTTGAGCCGACCGAACACCCAGCCAAACACGTATGCTCCTCTGTTTGTCATCAGCAACCGACCTCCTTGAAATAACGGTATTCCATTTCGTCATAAACATTGACCTTGATCTCAACCTTGCTGTCAGGATACTGGGAGGCATAACGAGCGGCACAATCCTCGGCTCCCTTCTTGTCGTCCATATAAGCACCCATCATCCAGCCGTCTTTGCAAACGCAATATTCATAGTGTTTCATGACTTTACCTCCTATATTGTTCCTTTTACTTTTTATGACTTAATTATATCATAAAATATGATACTGTCAATACATATTTTGAAAAATATTTGCCGCCCCGCAGTTGCAGGAGACGGGGGTGGCCCCAACGAGAGGAAACGCATGGCGGGATATTCCCCCGCCGCCTCTCAAACAAAAGATCAGGGCTAGGCCGACGGGCCGAAAAGGGAGGTGCCACCTTACTCCCCTGCCCTGAGTCAACATAAAGGTGGGAAGCAAAATAGAAAGGGTGGTATCTACATGAACGAACTAATCAAAGTTGACTTTAGCGGCGAAAAGCCAGCAGTATCAGCGCGGGAACTCCACGAGTTTCTAGAGGTAGAAACACCGTACCACAAGTGGTTTCCCCGTATGTGCGAATATGGATTCGCTGAAAACGAGGATTACGCAGTCACGGACATTTTTGTCCATAACCCCGCTGGCGGCCCTCAGAGCATGAAAGATGCCGCCGTCTCTATCGATATGGCCAAGGAGATCTGCATGCTCCAGCGGAACGAGAAGGGGAAGATTGCCCGGAAGTATTTCCTCCAATTGGAGAAGGATTGGAATAGCCCCGAAAAGGTAATGGCCCGTGCGCTCCAGATAGCAGATCGAAAGATTAAGATGCTGGAGGCGGAGAAGGAGGCTAACCGGCCGAAGGTGCTGTTTGCGGATTCCGTGGCTGCCTCCAATACATCCATACTGGTTGGAGAGCTGGCAAAGCTCCTCAAGCAGAATGGGGTGGACACTGGGCAGAACCGACTCTTTGACTGGATGCGGAACAACGGATATCTGATCCGCAGAGAAGGCACGGATTACAACATGCCCACACAGCGATCGATGGAATTGGGCCTGTTTGAAATCAAGGAAACCAGCATTACACATGCAGATGGGCACGTTACAGTAAACAAGACTCCGAAGGTGACGGGGAAAGGACAGCAGTTTTTTATCAACATGTTTCTAGGTTAACAACCCACACGGGTGTATCGCTTAACAGGCTGTGACGGCTGGCCGGATCCGAGCCAGTGCTCGACAGTAGGCGGCGAAAAGCATTTAAAAGCATTTAAAAGCATTTCAAAAGCAAAACGAAAGCAAGGGAGAGAGAAAGAAAAGGTCCCCCTCTTGATGGCCCCCTTTATCCCCCCTCTCCCTTCCCCCCGATCCCCCTATCTCTTACCCCCCTATAATCCCCCCTTAATCTCCCCCGAAAAGAAAGAGAGAGGGCGCGCTCTGTCGGTGGCGGTGGGGGGATTGGGAGACTCTACTTAGGCGAGAGGTGGTGAGTGTGGCATTAACGCCAAAGCAAGAAAGATTTGTGCAGGAGTACCTTGTGGATTTGAATGCCGCACAGGCTGCTCTTCGGGCAGGGTATAAAAACCCTGAAATTGGGCGGCAGCTAATTACGAAAAATAACGTTTCTTCCGCAATTCAGGAAGCAAAGAGAGCCAGAAGTGAACGGACAGAGATTACACAGGACTATGTGCTTGCCAAGCTGAAGGAAATCACAGATAAACCGGCCTCGGATGCGAATGACAGCGATCTGAAGTATTCCAGCAAGATAAAAGCACTTGAACTGTTAGGGAAACATGTGGGAGCGTTCGATGGAAAGGCGAACGGCGATGGAGATGCGGAGGTTAAGGTGGTCATAGATGTCTGAGATTCGTTTATCGTCCGTCCTTGGACCTGCATTCCACCTACTGGCTCGTGACGTATTCCAACACGGACACACACACTATGATTTGTCTGGTGGCCGAGGCTCGCTTAAATCTTCCTGCGTTTCCCTGCTGGTGCCGCTTATCTTGCTGACCAATTCAAACACCCACGCCTTGGTACTTCGCAAAGTGGCGAACACCATCCGGGGCAGCGTGTATGCACAATATCTATGGGCAATCGGAGATCTGGGTATGGCGGCATACTGGGACGCTAAGGTTCAGCCTATGGAGCTGATTTATAAGCCGACTGGGCAGAAAATCATGTTCCGGGGCGCTGATGACCCCATGAAAATAAAGTCCATCAAGGTTCCGTTCGGATATATCGCTGTAACACACTTTGAAGAAAAAGATCAGTTTTCCGGTCGGGCGGAGATTAGAACCATTTTACAATCTACCATGCGCGGCGGGTCGAAGTTCTGGAACTTTGAGAGCTACAATCCACCCATCAGCCGGGACAACTGGGCCAACAAAGACAGCTTGGAAGAAAGAGTGGACAGGCTGTGCCATAAGAGCACATACTTGGAGGCCCCGCATGAATGGCTGGGGGCGCAGTTTCTGGCAGAGGCCGAACATCTGAAATCCACGGATGAGCGGGCATACCGCCATGAATACTTGGGCGAAGCGGTCGGCACCGGCGGCAACGTATTTGAGAATCTGGAGTTGAGGGGAATCACGGACGAAGAGTTCGCTTCCTTTGACCGTATCTATCAAGGTGTGGACTGGGGCTGGTTCCCTGACCCATTTGCCTTTATCCGCCTCCACTATGACCGGGCTAGAGAGACAATATACCTAATGGACGAGATATACCAAAATAAGCTGACCAACGAGGCGAGCGCAAAGTTGATCCTATCCAAAGGATACAAGGATGCTTACATTACCTGCGACAGCGCCGAGCCGAAGTCAGCGTCGGACTACCGGGCAATGGGGCTTCCGGCCAAGGAAGCAATCAAAGGCCCTGGAAGCGTGGAATATGGCATGAAGTGGCTCCAGCGGAGGAAGATTGTTATTGACCGCCGGAGGACACCAAACGCATATAACGAGTTTGTGAATTATGAGTATGAGCGAAATAAGGATGGAGAAATCATCAGCGGTTATCCTGATGAGAATAACCACCTGATTGACGCTACACGGTACGCTTTGGAACGAATATTCCGCAGGATGGGAGTAACAGCATGATGGAATGGAAAGATGCGATTAAGATAGTTGCGCTGATAGTGTTTGTCGCCGTACTTGCATTCTTAATAAAGTTACTTTTCTGGAAATTGGTGTTGGGGTAATAGCATGAACATTACCGAAAAACTAAAACAGCTCGGTTACTCCACCGTGCCAGAGGAGTTTTACCGCAAAGTACAGGAGTGGAAATCTTGGTATGTGGGCGACGTGAAGGGCTTCCACAGGTACAAGGTCAGAAACGGCACGAGCATGGTCAAATGCAAGCGCTTCACGCTTAACATGGGCAAGAAGATCCCGGAAGATTGGGCAAACCTTCTGATGAACGAGAAGGTGGAGATTACCATTGAGGGCCAGAGGGAACAGGAATTTGTTGACCATGTGCTCAAAGAAAACAACTTTCTGGTCAAGTCAAATGAAATGCAGGAGAAGGCATTCGCGCTCGGGACGGTGGCGTTTATTCCCCGTGTAGTGGGAATGAAGGCCACGGAAGAAGGCCCTGTTCCTGGTAGCGCTGACGGAATTGTGATGGATTATGTGACAGTAGAGCATATATGGCCGCTGGCGTGGCAGAACGGGATTATTACGGAGTGCGCCTTTGACAGCATCGTGACCGTCAACGGTGAGGATTATTGTTATCTCCAAATTCATCACAAGGTAGATGGCTTATACGACATTGAGAATCGCATCTATCATTACCGCAACGATAATGTGGATGCCGAACTGGCCTTATCCGGTGTCAAGGGGTTTGAGATGGTCCCTCCTGTGGTACATACCGGCTCAGATCAGAGGCAGTTTGTTATTGACCGGCCTAATATCGCCAACAATTTTGACGATTCCCCGCTTGGGATTTCTGTTTATGCAAATGCCATCGATGCCCTTAAGGGCGTAGATGTGGCCTATGATAGCTATGTAAATGAGTTTGTACTGGGGAAAAAGCGCATCATGGTCAAGCCGTCTGCAACCAAAGACCTCGACGGAGAACCATTTTTTGACCCGGACGACTTGGCTTACTATGTACTCCCGGAGGATGTAAGTGACGGTGCGGTCATTACGCCCATCGACATGACACTCCGTACCCAGGAGCACAACACGGGCATCCAAGACCAACTGAATCTACTGTCCAGCAAGTGTGGCTTTGGAGAAAACCATTACCGCTTCGACCAGGGGAACATTACCACAGCCACCCAGGTCATCAGTGAAAACAGCACCATGTTCCGTACCATCAAGAAGCATGAAATCATTTTGGAACAGGCCATTACAGAGCTGTGTCATATCATTCTTCGGATCGGTAATGCAGCCATGAACGCCGGTTTGGACGAAGAAGCTAAAGTGACTATTGATTTTGATGATTCCATTATTGAGGACAAGACCACGGAGCGAAATAATGACCGGCAGGACCTTGCGGCGGGCATTATGAACGACTGGGAGTACCGCATGAAGTGGTACAACGAGGACGAGGCTACGGCTAAGAAAATGCTGCCGAAGATGGAGGACATGACAACGGAAGGGGAGAACGAGATTGAATGAAATATCCATTCTCTCCCGAAGTTCTGGACTCTCTCCCAGAAGAATTGGCCGAGCTATACCGCAGTCTGGAAGCGACGCTCCTGGAGGAAATATGTTCTCGCCTGAAATTATCCGGCGAGCTGAACGAGGTCACGGTGCAGGATATACGGGCACTCCGCTCCCATGGCATTGACCTAAAGGGCATAGAAAGGGCCATCCAGGGCACCGCAAACATCAGCCAGCGGGACTTGCAAAAGCTCTTGGACGACGTGGCGGAGCGGAACCAGCGGTACTACCAGGAGGTTATGGACATTGCGGGTGTAACGGCACCGGAAACACTGGTTAGCATCGAGGACACATGGGCTATCTACGAGCAGACCAAACAGACATTCCATAACATGACCGGCTCTATGGGCTTTCTGGTGGACAACGGGCGGACGATGCTTCCCACGGCCAGGGCCTATCAATGGGCGCTGGATAACGCTGAAATGCAGATCACGAGCGGGGCCATCTCTTACAATCAGGCCATCAAAAGCGCCGTCAAACAGCTTGCGGATAGTGGTATCAAGATCGTGGATTATGAGAGCGGACACCGAGACCAAATCGACGTGGCAGCCCGCAGGGCGGTGATGACAGGCGTATCCCAGATCTGTGCCAAGTACACGGAGCAGAGTGCAGAGTATCTGGAAACTCCTTATTTTGAAGTGTCAGCCCACATCGGGGCACGAGATAAGGGTGTCGGCTGGCAAAACCACAAGGCATGGCAGGGCCGGGTGTACTCCGTAAGGACCGGAGACAAGTATCCGAGCATTTATGAGGTGTGCGGGCTTGGCTATGTGGACGGCTTGGAGGGTGCAAACTGCCGACATATCAGGACTGCATTTGTGGATGGTGTGATGGAGCGAACATATACCGACGAAGAACTTGCTCACATAGACGATGGGCACGACGTGGATTTTGAGGGAAAGCACTACACAGCTTATGAGGCCACACAGAAACAGCGGCAGGTCGAGCGAACTATCCGCAAGCTGAAGCGAGAACAGACCGCATACAAGGCCGCAGGACTGACGGAGAACTACCAGGCGGTGACTACCCGTATCCGGAGACTGAATCAGGAATACAAGGCGTTCAGCGAGGCGGCGGGGCTACCGTTACAAAGAGAAAGAATGCAGGTTCAATATTTGGAAGAGCTAACCATCATAAAACAATTTTCCGGGCTGGAATCATATCAAGGGAACATAAAAATTGTCGGTAAATTCTCTTCCAGACAATATCAGGTGCAGCTTGACCCGCCGCAGATTAGCGGCGTGACAGACCACTTTGCAAACAACCTTACGATGAAACCGGATAGATCTGCATTGACGATTGAAGCGTCGCAGAGTATCATAAATAACAGCAGGTTAGTTTTGTATCAGACTGACCGGAATACATTGAAATTCTTGGCAGATAGCGGTTATGTAGTTTTAAGCGTTGACGGGAAGATTGTAACAGCGGTCCCGGAAAAGCTAAGAAAGAAGTATCGGGACTATTTGGAGGGGAAATGATATGGCGAAAAATCACAATGATAAATGCGTTTGCCCTCTTTTTGGGCGAGAAATCCTATATGGAGAGTGCTATGAGGTCCAAGAAGTTCGGGAGGACGAGATGGACATGGAGCTTGCAATAGAGCCGTTTGACGTAGATAAAGCAAATGAAGTCTGCGAGAAGTGCAAGTGGTATGTTGTGGAGGGCAGCGCGTGATAAAAGAAATTAACGGGAAAACATGGTATTGCTGCCCGTACTGCGGGAAAGCTCTTTTCCCGGTTCGACCGGATACCAAAGTAGAGCACATGCCGTTTCGATGCAAGGCATGTAAGCACGACATGGAAGTAAATATCGCATAGAGCCAAGAGCCTGTGAGCCAAGAGCCATCAGTTTCCGAGGATTCCTCGGTGGTTGATGGCTCTTTTTGTTTTGCCGAGAGGCGTAAAACCGCAGGGCGACGGCCCTGACAATAAACGGAGGTAACTACTATGAGCGAACCTATCAATAATCCTACCCAGGCCCCTGCGCCGGAGCCCGCCCCTGCGAAGACCTTCACGCAGGAGGAAGTGGATGCCATGATCGGCAAGCGGCTTGCGAAAGCCATGAAGGGTATGCCCAGCGAAGAAGAGCTGACCGCCTACCGCACCTGGAAGGACGGGCAGGCCGGAGAGAAAGAACGCTGGGACAAGCTGACTGGCGAGAGGGATACTCTCTCCGGAAAGCTGACAACCGCAGAAGCGGAGAGAGACCAGTTGAAGCGTGAGTTGTATGTCCTGAAAAAGGGCTTGACCGGCGAGGAGGCGGAGTTCATCGCCTTCAAGGCAGGGAAGATGGTGGACGACAAGACCACCTTTGAGCAGGCCGTGGACGCGCTCACCGCCGACCGCAAGAAGACTTCCTTTGACTGGACTGCTCCAGTGGGCGGAGGGAAGCAAAAAACAGGAGAAAACGATGTAATGAACGCCCTGATCCGGGGCGCACTGAAATGAAAGGAGAACATAAATGGCTGTTGACATTATCGATAGAAGCAAACTTTCTGGGCTTATCCCTGAGCCCGTAACCCGTGAAATTATCCAGGGGGCCGTAACGGAGTCCGCTGTGCTGCGGATGGCCCGGCGGCTGCCCAACATGACCAGCAAGACCCAGACCCTTAATGTGCTGGACGCCCTGCCCACCGCCTACTTTGTGAACGGCGAGGCGACCACCGGCGCGTCCGACTCCAAGGCGTCTCTGAAAAAGACCACCAATATGGCGTGGGACAAGAAGAAAATCTACGCCGAGGAAATTGCGGTTATTGTCCCCATCCCCGAGGCCGTTCTGGACGACAGCGACTACGACATTTGGGGCGAGGTGCGGCCCCGTCTTCAGGAGGCATTCGGAAAGGTCATCGACGCCGCTATTCTGTACGGCACGGACAAGCCGACTTCTTGGCGTGATGGCCTTGTCCCTTCTGCCACTACCGCAAGCGCTGTTGTGAACGCTACCAGCGACATTTTCAAGGACATCATGGGCGAGGGCGGCGTGATTGCCAAGGTGGAGGAGAGCGGTTATATCCCCAACGGCGTGATGGCTGCCATTCAGATGCGCGCCAAGCTGCGCGGCCTTGTGGACAAGAACGGCCAGCCCATTTTCAAGACCGATATGCAGGGAGATACCCGCTACGCGCTGGACGGCATGAGCATGTACTTCCCCGTGAACGGCGCTTACGACCCGGAGGAATCTTTGGCTATCGTGGGTGACTGGAGCCAGTTGGTCTATGCCATCCGACAGGACATGACCTTTAAGATTTTCGATAGCGGCGTGGTGCAAGATCCCACCACTGGCAATATCCTTTATAACCTGATGCAGAACGACATGGTGGCCCTCCGCGCCGTCATGCGGCTGGGCTGGGAGATTCCCAACCCCATCAACGCCTTCAACGTCGGCAATGAGAACGCCTTCCCTTTTGCTGTTTACGCACCGGCGGGGGGTTAATAGGGTCTGACACTTTAACGCTATTCCCCAGCGGTCAGGCCCTATTGGGGAAACAGGTTTCCGAGCTTGTGGGTGATGACCTGAAGGTTTATGAGAGTGGCGCTGTAACGGGCACATTTCATTATGTGACCAACTACACCGAGTTCAGCGACGCCCCGGACGAGCAGAGCGGGTATTATTTCCCAGTTCACCTGACAAAGACCGGGACAAAGATGACCTTCAAGAAAAATGGCTCTCCTACAAAGGAAGACATCCTGTTTGACGCGGACATTGTCTTCCGGGTGACCAAGGATGATACCTTCGAGGTGCTTGTTGATGATTCCAGCGTAGTGAAATTTAGTTTCACTGGGGCGACGTTTGAGCCGCAGGCTAAGACGAAAGCCCGTGCGAAGAAGTAAGGGGGCGGCCTGATGGCTTACGCAGATTATGAGTATTACACTGCTGCGTATCTAGGCACGGCTATCCAAATGGCTGACTTCCCTCGTCTGTCCCTGCGTGCAAGTTCCTTTCTGGACTACTACACGCAGGGCCGTGCGGCTCAAAACAAAGAGCTGGACGCAGTAAAGATGGCTTGCTGCGCCGTGGCAGAACAGTACCAGAGCATCGACCTTGCCCAGCAAGCGGCCCTGAATGCCCTTAAAAACTCCGCAAATGCTGGAGAGACTGGAGAGTTGCAAAGCCAGAGTGTGGGTAGCTGGTCCAAGACCTACCGAAGCGGCGGTGAAAGTGCCCAGCAGGCCGCGACAGCGGCGCAGTCGGCACAAACACATCTTGCATCTGTTGCAGCGCAGTATTTGGTCGGTACGGGCCTTCTATACCGTGGAAGGGGGTGCGGCTATGGACATGTTCCCCCATGTTGTGACGGTCTATAACACCTACGTTGAGACGGACCATTCCACCTTTGAGGAGACCACAGTGAACCACATCACTGTCCTACGGGGAGTCCTTCTGGATGCCTCTAAGGGTTCCAATGTAACCAAGAGCGGGCTGGAAAGCGCGGATGCAGTCAACCTGTACATTCCATTTTCGGTTGAGGCGTTGGACGGTGTGACAGGCATCCAAAGAAGGTATGTCGGGCCAGTCGAGTTCTGGAAAGCAGATGATAAAAGCGACCTATGGACGCTCTCTGTGGCCCGTGATAGTTTTTTCATCAAGGGTGAGGCTATACACCCGGAATGGACGGTACAGACCATAGAGGCCGACTACGACGGTGTGTACGATATTACTAAAGTCGATGAAAAGGACTTCGGCGGTGAAATGGCTCACTGGGAAGTTGGTGGGGTTTAATGCTGAAATTCAGTTTCCGCGCCGAAGGGCTGGAGGCAATCAGGGACAAGTTGGATGAGGAGTGCACCAAAGCGGAGCATACTGTGGCACTCCAGGTGCGGAAGGACACATCACCATATGTTCCGATGCTTACCGGATCATTGGACAAACGGACGCGGGTAGATGGTTCAGAAGTGATTTACCCAGGCCCATATGCACGCTACTTATATTTTGGAAAACTAATGGTAGACCCGGCTACAGGTAGCAGTTATGCATCAAAGGGCACAACAAAGGTCTTGACTGACAAAAACCTTGTATTTAATACAGCATCACATGCGCAGGCACAATCCCATTGGTTCGAAGCCAGCAAGGCCGAGAATTTGGATAACTGGATTCGGACGGCGGATAAGGCGGTGAAACGTGAACTCTGAGAAAAAAGAGAAACCCCGCATGCTGGCGGCGACAGAAGAAGTGGATAAAATCTCCCGCTCCATGCGGGTGTGGGCCAATACCTTCCCGGAAAAGCCGGTGGACATCATTAAATATGAGTTTCTGTCCGCTGACCAGGGAGACGAGACCGGTATGGCATTGTCTACCATCCAGGGGACCTATATCACAAAGCGGTTCATCCTGGGCGGCTATCAGGCGGAGTACCAATTCAAACTAATTTATCGTATTAAGCCTGGGCGCAGCAACGACAAGCGCCTGGAGGCTGACGAGCTACTGAACCACTTCGGTGACTGGGCAAGAAAAAATCTTCCTGATTTGGGAGACGAGATTCGGGCGCTCCGAGTTGAGCCCACCACACAATCCTCTAAATTTGCCGCTTATGAGGACGGTTATGAAGACTACCAGATTTTGATGAAACTGACATATGAAGTTGGCGTTTGAAAGGAGAAAAACAATGCCTGAGTCTGATTTGACTTTTAATACTACGCCGGGCCAGACCGTAGGCCGTGAAATGTTAATTGCTTACCTAAACACTGGAGAGAGCTCTACGCCTACGTGGTCTCCAATCGGTAAGCGTGTAGAGGACAGTTCAGCCGAATACGACTGGCAAACAGAAACCAAAGTTGATATTTTTGGAAATACCTATACCAACGGGAAGAAACCAACCATTACACAAACCTTTGACCCATGTGAGTTGGATGCAGATGACGCAGCACAGGAAAAAATCTGGAACCTTGCTATCAAAGATCAGAACGTGAACGCTTTGATGAATCAAGATATGCTTATTGTCCATCTGTATGCGGGGACGGCCGGAACAGCGGTATTTGCTGAAAGATACTCCTCATGCTCTATTTTGCCGTCCGGGCTCGGTGGTGAAGGCGGTGGCACAATTGGGATGCCAATTGATGTTACATATGGCGGCACCAGAACTGTTGGTACAGCATCGATTAGTGATGGAACTGTGAAATTCACACCGGGAACCGTGGAGGTTTAACTTATGAAGGAACTGAATTTTGACTCCGGCCTTGTTACATATTCTTTGAATGGCAAGTGCGAGGTGTCGTTCAACCCCACTGACAGCAACTTCGTTGAGCGGCTGTACTCCGCTTTTGAGGATCTGGACAAGAAGCAGGAGAGCTACAAAGCACAGATCGAGAAGATGGTGGACAAGAAGGAAATCTTCGAGTTTGCCAAAGAGCGGGACGCTGAAATGCGCGGCATTATTGACGGCGTGTTCGAGGCCCCTGTGAGCGAGTCTGTCTTCGGCGGCATGAATGTCTATGCCATTGCCAACGGCCTCCCTGTCTGGTGCAACTTGATGATGGCGGTCATGGATGAGATTGATACCACTTTCACCAGAGAGCAGAAGCTTACTAACCCGCGCATCAGCAAGTACACAGCGAAATACCAGAAGTATCAGAAGAAGTAACCAAAGGAGCACGCCATGAGCTATGGACTTCCAAAAAGCGTGGATATAGACGGGCAGGAGTTTGCTATCCGCTATGATTATCGGGTTATCCTCGACATTTTCGAGGCCATGAACGACCCCGATTCCAGCGAGGAAGACCGGGCCCTTGACGTGCTCCAAATCTTCTATGTGGATTTTGACGAGCTGACCGACTATGACGCGGCCATAAAAGAGGTTTTTCGATTCATCAACGGCGGCGAGGAGCCACGGAAGCAGAAAGGCCCCCACCTTGTGGACTGGCCTATGGACTTCCCCCGCATCATTGCCCCTATCAACCGTGTGCTGGGCTATGAAGCCCGCGCTGTGGACTACGACATCGAAACCAACACGGGCGGCATCCACTGGTGGACTATCCTCGCGGCCTATGCGGAAATAGGGGACTGCCTCTTTGCCCAGATCGTCCGCATCCGCGACAAGAAGGCAAAGGGCAAGCCGTTGGACAAGTCTGACAGGGAGTTCTACCGAAAGAACCGTGACATCATCGACATCAAGCAGACATACAGCGAGGCGGAGAATGACCTCGTCAACCTCTGGACGGGCGCAAAATGAAACCGCCCCCGGAGGGGCGGCTATGATTATCGTATCGTGCATTTTGTCAACTGAACTTGAGCAAGAGGGATTCCATCGCACTCACCAGCGATAGTGATGTAGTCTCCATCCTTTAGCTGTGCAATCAAATCCGTTTGGTCTCCATCCTTCGGGAAGAAGCATTGTATGGGATAAAGGCCATAACCGTCATTTGTTTCGAGCGAAATGCAAGGTGCTTTTGTTAAAACATCCTGCCCGATGTTTTGAATTGTGCCAGTCACAACCAAGATTTTATCCTTATACAGCGCATCGGCATTCACTGCATTCTCCTTATATGCCGCCCACAAGCTGTTGGCGGAGATGGTAATTTCCTCCGGCTGGATGTTCTGCGCTAAATTATCGGATGGCTGCGTGGTCGTAGTAGTTGATTGGCTTGGACTATAGCCATCGTTTGACGGACTATCAGAGCGGCCCCCAAAAGTAAGAGATACAGCGGCAATAATAGCAACGACAATCACAGCTGCAAAGGCAACATTTCCCTTAATTTTTCTGCTTCTTTTTCCCGGGGCGTTCTCGCTATCGAAAACAGCGGTTTCTGGTGTGTTTGTTGCGGATTCACTCTCAACTACGAGGTGTGATCCAGATATTGCTGTGTTTACAACTTTTGCAGTGTCATCCGGCGATACGAGGATTGAAATTGAGCAGTCGATTTTACGTCCCTTTTGGAACGAAAGCGTATGTGGTCCATCTTGAGCGTATGCAGAAACGGTTGCGCCGTTTCTTAAAATACCAACCACTTTATCATCCAAAAGCACCGTGAAGTCGACAGCGCATCCCCACGGCGATTTTTCTCTTGTAATAATGATTTCCTTGTACCCTTCCAATGTAAATCTCTCCTATCAAGGTGGTGTTTAATGTGGCCGCTGACGGCTCCATCGTCATTGAAACCAATATTGACAATAAGAAAGCACAAAAAGAGCTGAATCAGCTTGCTAAGAAAATCCAATCGCTCGAAGATCAACTTACGTCCAAAAAGCAGGGAAGGTTTCCTTTAGTAGAAAACCTCAACGTTGTAAATGCGGAGTTGGAGGAGGCCAGGAAGCAGTTATCCATGCTCCAGGACGAACAGAATGCTATCAATGCCGCCATGAAACCTGGTTCGTCCGCTGATGACTATATGCGTGCCTATTCTGACAGGCCTATGGTCGATTCCAAATTGAAAAAGCAACAAGAAAAGGTTGACGCAATTGAGAAAGAGTGGAGGCAGGCTGAAAAAGCGCTTTCAGATTATGATTCCAAAATTTCTGGATTAGAAGGAAAGTTGAACCTGGCAAAAGAGGAAGCCGGAGGGCTCCAGCAGAACATGGCAAAGTCCGGCCCTGCCGCCGCCAAAATGGCAAAATCAGTAGATAGAGCGCAAAAGAGCGCAAGCAAATTTTCCTCTCGCATGCGTGAAGTTATCAGAAGTGCGCTTGTATTCACGGTCATTACACAAGGTCTTGCGAAGTTCCGTGAATGGATGGGGAAAGTCATCAAAACAAATGACGAGGCTAGAGCATCTATTGCACGCCTAAAAGGGGCTCTCCTGACACTCGCCCAACCAATGATTGAGGTCATTATACCAGCATTTACAAGTTTTGTCGATATGTTGGCCCGTATAATTTCAATGGCCGCCCGGATTACTGCTGCGCTGTTTGGTACAACAGCAGAGAAAGCTGCGGACTCCGCTGAAAATCTGTATGAGGAAACAGAAGCACTTGAAAAAACGGGTGAAGCGGCTGAGGAGGCCGGGAAATCGCTCGCTTCTTTTGATGAAATCAACCAGCTTTCGGGGAGCAGAAATAAAAGTGAATCTTCTAATCAAGACATTGGGCCAGACTTTTCTGCCTTTCAAGAAGGTATGAATAGCGGATGGCTCCAAGAAATGATGGCGAGTGTATCTGCTTGGGTGCCAATTGCATTAATGCTAGGTGGTATTGCACTTGTAGCTATAGGAGCATCTATAGGGAGTTTAGTTCTGGTTCTTTCTGGGTTACTTTTACTTGGAGCTGGCATTGATTTCTCTGGAGAAAATGAACAATTACAGTCTTGGGTTGATGCACTTGGTTTAAATAGTGTGCAAGAGTTTGTGTTATTGGCAATTATACTCGGCGGCATCGCCATGGTTGCTATTGGAGCTTCAACTGTAAATATTTTACTTGTTGTGGCTGGACTAGCTTTGATCGGAGTTGCTGTGGCTTATGCATATCAAAGCGGAATGATGCAAGATTGGGCGGAAGCGCTTGGACTTTCTAGAGCAGCCCAGTTTATAACTGCCGCTCTATTGATAGCTGGATTTGCCCTTATTTGTATTGGCGCAGGACTAGGGAATATTCTTATGGTTATATCTGGTATCGCTTTGATTGCAACTGGCGTTTTTGTAGGGAGTGAGAGTGGAGTTTTTGAATCTTGGGCAAAGACGCTGGGACTTGATTCCGCGTTTGACTATGTAACAGCTGCAATGCAAATAGCTGGATTTGCCCTCATCTGTATTGGAGCGGCAATGGGGAATATCTTTATGGTTATTGCTGGAGCAGTTCTTCTAGGAGCAGGGGTGACAGCAGAAGTAATTGGAGAACAGACACTGATGGAATGGTGGGAAAAACTGAAACTTACAACCGTTGTTCAATGGGTATCTGTCGCCATACTTTTGGTAGGCATCGTAATGGTAGCTATTGCGGCTGCTACTGGAAATCTTATTTTGCTAATTGCTGGTGCAGTGGTGCTCGGCCTTGGAATTGTTGCCGCAATAAATGATGATCATTTGCAGGATTGGGTTGAAACATTAGGCCTTGAAAAAGTAATGGAGTATGTAACGATTGCAATTTTGCTTGTAGGAATCGGGCTTGTTGCAATCGGGCTAATGACTATGAACGTTCTTATGTTTTTAGGTGGATGCGCACTCCTTATTGCTGGATTTGTCGTTGGGAATGAAAGCGGGACGTTTCGTAGTTGGGTAGAAACACTGCATCTTGAAGAGGTGGCTGGGTGGGTATCTACAGCAATGCTGCTTGCTGGGATTGCATTAGTTGCTATTGGTGCAATGACATTAAACCCTCTATTCATATTGGCCGGGATTGCACTTTTAGGTGGTGGTACAGCGCTTAAGCTTGGAAGTGGCAGCACGAAGGGGAGTTCTTATTCAGCTAGATCAGGCTTAGGCCGAATGTCAGTACCAAGGCTTTCAATTGATGACGTTCCTGCCCTTGCAAAAGGCGCGGTCATACCGCCTAACAAAGAGTTCCTCGCCGTACTGGGAGATCAAAAGAGCGGGACAAATATAGAGGCTCCAACATCTGAGATTGAAGCCGCTGTTGCCCGTGGGATGCAGCGATATGGTGGCGGCGGCTCCAATACAGTTATCTTGGAAATCGACAAGCAGGTGCTTGGTCGCGTATCTTATCAAGCGACTCAGAGCGAAGTTCAGCGTATCGGCGTAAATTTGGTGGAGGGCTAAATGAGCTATATCAAATTGAACGGCATTGAGTTTGACGCAGATGTTGCAATTTCGACTTATAATCGAAGTTTCAATGTACTAGATGGAGATAATGCTGGCCGAGTGCTTTCCGGTCGAATGATACGTGATGTTATTGGAACCTATCTTGGACATAAGATTACAGTGTTTCGCAGAGGAGACAATTACGAAGGGTTGGATACCTTTTGGGACTATCTGTACCAACACTCAGTCGATGATAGCGTTATGTTGGAGGCAGCGGACGGACAGACAACCATCTCCTACGAGGCGTATTATACTAGCGCATCTCAAGACATGGAGAAGGTAGAAGGTAGCGTAAATTATTGGGGAGAAATAGAGGTAAGCTTTGTCCCGATAGACGCACAGGTCAAGCCGTAAAAAGTGAGGATAGGCGATGGCAAACAAAAACAAAATTGTGTATGGCGACAGAGTTTTTGAGGGCAACAAAATTAAAAGCGGAAATCTTCATATTGCAACATCTCTTCTATCTTCCTCTCTGGAAGCCAATACCTTATCAGTCGTAATTGAGACTGAGGACAGAACAATTACAGAGTTTGAGAGAAACGCTCCAATTGTTTATTTTTATGATGGCGTTCAGACCGGTGTGTTTTATGTGAAATCCATTGACCGGAATGGCCCTAATACATATAAGATATCTGCAACAAGCGCAATTGGGCTTTTATCTGAAAATCAGCATTATGGAGGAATCTACTCTGGAGAGACTGCATCCGAACTTCTTGCTTCCATATGCGGCACAATACCATACGAGATAAAAACAAATTTAGCAGACATAAAATTGTATGGTTGGTTACCTATCGCTACGGCAAGGGATAACTTGTCACAGGTTCTATTTGCAATTGGCGCAACTATTCGAACTGATCTAAATGGAGTTCTTCGGATTGCGGCCCTTTGGGATGGAATTAGCGGGAACCTTGGTTTAGACCGAATGTATCAGGGCCCGAGCGTCACTAACGCGGCCAAAGTAACCCAAGTAATTGTTACAGAACACCAATATATAAAATCTGGTGAGTCATCTACACTTTTTGAAGGGGCCACAGAAGCAGGCAGTATTATCACATTTGAAGAGCCTGTTTTTAATCTATCCGCATCTGGCTTTACTATTTTAGAGAGTGGAGCCAACTACGCAAAACTATCTTCAGGTTCCGGAAGGCTTACTGGAACAAAGTATACACACAACAAAAGCCAAATCATACGTGATATTGTTTCAGCCAAAGAGCCGAATGTAAAGAAGGTTGAAAATGCTACGTTGGTATCGCTCATAAACTCTGCGGCTGTCGCAGACCGAATGAAAAATTACTATAAGCATGCTCAATCTATCCAAGCACCAGTTGTCTATAAAGGGGAATCAACAGGAAACCGTGTGTTGACGTGGGACCCATATAACAAAGAACCAGTTACGGCCTGCATTGAAATAGAAGATATTAACATTTCAAATACATTAAAGTCAACTTCAAAAATGCTTGTTGGATATAAGCCACCGCAGACGGAGGACGTTGAGATATTAGAAAATCGAATTGTTTTGTCCGGTAGCGGTACATGGCAAATACCTGATCAGGCAGTAAATGTGCGTGTTGTCGTAATCGGAGCTGGTAACGGAGGTCAAGCCGGAATGGACGGAGAACCTGGTGATGATGGTGCATCTGCTAGTGCTTCGAATGGCGGAACTGGCATTGGAGTTTTTGGGAAAGGTGGATCTGGTGGAAATGGGGGGCACGGAGGAGGAGGGGGCAAATTTCTTACAGTAGATCTTGAAATCGGAGATGATAGGACCCTTCAATTCCAGTGTGGGGCTGGAGGAACTGGAGGGATAGCTAATGGGGCAGAAGGATCTATCGGGACAGAAACAACTATTTCGATAGGTGGGATGGTTTATTCAAGTGGTGATGGAGATTCGACAGGTGCCGGATACACAGACATCATAACAAAAGAAACTTATGCAAAAACAGGAGACATCGGAGCCGATGGAGCCAATGGAGGAAACGGAGGGGAATCAACTGCCTATGAACTATTGAAAGGTGACAGTGGAGAAAATTCAGGAGATATACCTGGTGGCGCTGGGGGCAAAGCCGGAAGTTATAGTGGAGGCTCTACACCGCACAGTTGGCGTGAAGTTGATGGGGGATCTTCATCCGCAAGATTTACAATCGGAGAAACAATTTCTGGATATACAAAGTCGTCTTTTGACACAAAAACTGGAGAGTGGAGGCTAAGCGACTTTAAATCTGCTACCATAAAGGCAACAGGTACAAGCCCTAATTATTTTTGTACACTTGTTGGGTCTGGAAGTTCACAGTATCGGATAGAAGAACTTGTTGGGAATAATTACACAGAAAACCCTAAAGACGTTCCTGGATATCGTTATAAGACAAACAAAAGTCCAAACTATGGAATTGCATGGCAAAAAGGATACGGCGGCGGTGGTGGCGGTGGCTCTTCTTATAATTCTCCTGGAGGGCAAGGAGGGATAAACGACCAAAATCCATCTTCTTACGGATCTGGAGGAAACGGAGCATCAGGCGATTCAAAGTCTATAGCTACGCTATACGGATGCGGAGGAGACGGAGGAAATGGCGGCGGCGGTGGCGGCGGCGGCGGTGGGTCTCGTATTCAGCTTTGGGAAACATACACCAAATACACAACCGCGGATGGTTCTTCTGGTGGACATGGTGGTAAAGGAGGAGCTGGCGGAGACGGAGCGGATGGATGTGTAATTGTTTACTATGGCGCACCTAAAAAAAAGGTATCTGGCCCCGTGAAAGACAGAAATGGCCTCGTTGTTCTGGACAAGCTTGGCCGTCGGCTAATTGTGTGAGGTGAGAAAATGGAACTGACTCTGGAGGAGCGTGTAGCGGCACTTGAGCGGAAATTATCAGCCAGAGAAGCGGCAGAAGAACCAACCGAATACTACACCAGCAAATACAGCGGTGAGGAGATCGATGCCTTGTTGGGCTCCAGCACCCGCCGGAACCTGCTGGATAACTGGTACTTCGTGGGCGGAGGCTCCCAGCAGGGCGGCGGGTCGTTTCCCGTTAACCAGAGGGGGAAGACGAGCTATAGTACGTCATATGGGTCTATTTTTGATTGCTGGAAATGCGGCAAACCTGGATCTGTAATTACGCTTGCCCATGATTATCTGACACTCAACAATGTAGGTGATCTATTCCAGATCACGCAAAATGTTGATCAGGGTGAAGTTGTCACCGCCTCGATATTAGCAACGGATGGATTGTTTAGCGGTACTGTTACAATCCCTGTGGCGACTAGCGAAAATATAGGTATCAATGCTTATCAGGGAAACGGCATTACTATTGCAGTGCTTGGTTTGGCCGGTGGAAACGTTCAATTTTCAATCTTAACGGATACTGAAAAGAATTTGATTGCAGGCAAGCTAGAACTTGGCTCCGGCCAAACTCTAGCCTACCAAAACGAGGAAGGCAACTGGCAGCTCTTCGAGACGCCGGATTATGCCGAGGAGCTAGCGAAATGCCAGAGGTATTTTCAACTTTACAGTGCGGCCGATAAACGACCAGCTAAAGCAGTGGATTGCCGCCCGACAATGCGCATTGACCCGACGCAAGGTCAACTCCAAATCAACGCACAAACCCTATATTATAATTCCGCGGAACTATAAGGGAGTACATTATGGCCGAAATGACACCTGACCTAAACTATATTGTTTATGTCCAAACCGATAGACATAACCGCATCACCGCCGTCAATTCCTCCGCCTTTGTGAGCGGGGATTGGGGCACGGAGATTGACCGAGGTTACGGAGACAAATACCACCACGCTCAAGGTCACTACTTCCCGCGGCCCATCTACACCGAGGACGGCATCCCCCGGTACAAGCTGGAGGACGGCAAAGTGACAGAACGGTTGATGAACGGGGGCGAAACATAATGCTCATCATGACGGATTGGTATATCTGTACCCCGCCTAAATTTTGCCTCGGGTTTGAGGGCGACAATGAGGTTGTAGCCCTCGAAATCTCCACCGACCTCACAGACGAGTGGGACTTAAAGGTGGATGTGGAGAAGAGCGGTCAGAAGAATATTATCCAGCTCCAGCGCGTCGGGCAAGTGTACTCCGCCTTGCTGACGGCCTCCGTGCTGGCTGATGACGGCCAGTATTTAATGCAAGTCAGAGGCACCCTCGGGGAGCAGGTGCGGCACAGTAATATATTCTACGCAACGGTTCATGACTCCATTAACGCCGTAGACGCTTTCCCACCTCCCCTGCCCTCCGAATTTGAGCAGATGGAGGAGCGCATTACAGACCTAAACCAGCATCCCCCGAGGCCCGGCCTGGATGGGTTTTGGGAGATTTGGAACCCGGATAGCGGCCAGTACGAGGCGTCGGATATCCCTTTACCGGAGGGTGGAGGAGGTACATCCTACAACATCGGGCACGGGCTAAAGCTGGACAGAGACACAAGGACGTTATCTGTGGACACAGTAAGCGGCTTTGACGAGGGTGATAATACGCTCCCCATTACCGCAGCCGCGGTGCAGGAGACGGTAGGCAATATCGAAATCCTGTTAGGGACAATTTGAAAGGTGGGAAAGTATGAGTGTAGCAACTGAAATCAGCAGAATCCAAACAGCGCGGAACACTATCAGGTCAAAGGCCGTTGAACTGGGCATCGGCACAAGCACGGACGATCTGACCAAGCTGGCAACGGAAATTGATGGAATTGAGAACAGAGGAGCGGTATCTGCTACTGTCCAAGAGGGCGATACATATACCATCCCCAAAGGCTACCACAACGGCAGTGGCACGGTGTCAGGGGTGTCCGGTGGCGGAAACTATAACCTCCAGAGCAAGACTGTCACGCCAACCAAGTCCCAGCAGAATGTGACGCCCGACCCCGGCTATTATGGCCTGTCCGATGTGACAGTAGCCGCCATCCCCGGGAACTACCAGGACGTATCCGCCGTTACGGCTACCGCCGCTGACGTATTGACTGGCAAGGTGTTTGTGGACAAGGCAGGCAAGACCACCACAGGTACCATGCCAAACAATGGGGCGGCGACTGAAACACTGACCCCGGAAAAACTGTCTTACACCATCCCGAAGGGGTATCACAGCGGGACAGGAAAGGTGCAGATCACCCCGGAGACGAAGAGTGTTACGCCCAACAAGTCTGTCCAAACGGTAGAGCCTACGGACGGGAAGGTGCTCACGTCCGTTGAGGTAGCGGCCATCCCGGAGGCTTATGTGGACACCTCTGACGGCACAGCGGTTGCCGGGGATATCCTTAATGGCAAGACCGCTTACGCAAAAGGCGCGAAGGTCACTGGCTCAATGGCAAACAATGGGGCGGTCTCCGGGGAGATTGACGGCTTGACCACAACCTCCTTTGCCGTCCCTGCTGGTTACACCACTGGGGGCTCGGTGAGCCTGACGGGCGACATTGAGGAGGCCCTTGCGGCAATCTGATTGGAGGCGTGGTATGAGTATTCAGGGCGAAATCGACCGGCTGTCCGCCGCTAAGGCAAGTATCGCAGCGTCACTACAGGCTATGGGAGTAGAACCGCCGTCGGGCACCACACTGGAGCAGTACGCCGCCCAGTTAGCCGCTATCGCCACGGCTGCGCCCTGGCTCTCAATACCCGGCGGCGGCACGATGCAGATGGGGGAGAGCCTGGGCGAAGGGCCGTACACCATTGAGGTGACAGAAGACGGAGAGGGCGGCGACCTCTCCGCCGAATATGTGGGCTACAGCAACACGGGCAGCGGCCTGGAGGCCACCAATGTGCAAGAGGCGATCGACGAGCTGGCCCAAAAGGGCGGAGGCGAGTATCTGCCTTTGACTGGCGGGACGATGCAGGGAGATATCACCATCCCGGCGGACAAGGCCATCAAGCACGGGGGCTCTGCCGCTCAAATCAAGATGATGCCAAACGGGAATATCCGGATTGAGGCCCCCCTGGCTGAGGGAGCGGCAGCGATCACAGTCGGCACTTCCGGCATCAATCTGGTCAACAACACGACGCAGGTGCTACAGACCTCTGAGAGCGGTGTTGCACTTAAAGCAAACACGGATATGACCGGGCACAAGATAGCCAATCTGGCCGCTCCTTCTGATTCCGCAGATGCCGCCAACAAGCAGTATGTGGACACGAGTGTTGAACAGGCGCTTGGCTCAATCGGATATTATCTGATAAAGGAGTACACATCGCCGGGGAACTACACCTATACGTTCGACCGCAAACATGCAGATATTTTTGTGGTTGTGGTTGGCGCTGGCGGCGGCGGCGGTTCGCGTGGCGACAAAGGTGGTGGAGGCGGCGGAGGCGGAGCTGCGGCGTACTATCACATTTTGGACAGCGATAGCATCGAAAATAAAAATATTGTTATCGGGACAGGCGGTGCCGGGGCGAATGCATCAGTCGGAGACGGGGTTGAGAAGAGTGGAGGAAACGGAGGGACCAGCAGCGCTTTTGGGATTATAGCGCCTGGCGGGAACGGAGGTAATGGTAACGGTAGTGGCACGGGTGGAGGCGAACCTCCTTGGACAGGCGGTAGCGGAGGCGATGGGGGCTACAATACCGGGAAACCAGGTGAGGACGGTCCTAATCTTGATATTTTGGGGTTTAAATTTTTCTGCGGCGGCGGCGGAGGCGGCGGGGATGAAGCCCTTAATGACCCTCCTACATTAGGAGGGGCCGGAGGCGCTGGTGGGGGCGGTGCTGGAGGTGCGGGAGCTACCGGCCAGACCAATGCAACAAATGGTACTGATGGAACCCGCGGCGGTGGCGGAGGAGGTGCTGGAGCGGGATGGGCTTTCCGCTCCAGCGAGAATAAGCCCAGCGGTAATGGCGGTAAAGGTGGCGATGGATATGTGGCGATTTACGCAAGAGGTATTTCTTGATGAAAACAGTCTATTTAAATGAGGATAACACTGTCCGCGAAATCATCCCGGAATACGCACTTCCACCGGAGAAGTGGTATAGCGAGGCATTTGCACGACGCTGTGTAGAGGTACAGGACGATGTAGAGCAGGGGTGGCGCTACAACCCCGAAACAGGACAGGCCGCCCCGGACAATAGACCGCCGGAGCCTGAACTAACTCCGCAATACGCCGCCGCTATGAGGGCCTATGCGGCCACCAGCACGGCTATCCCCGACACCTACGCCCTGGACATGCCCGATCTGTTTCCCACCTGGGCGGTGGTACTGGCAGACGGCGAGGAACTGCCTGCGGGCCGTATCCTCAACGACGGCGGCCAGCTCTACCGGGTGGTGCAGGCGGTAACTCCTCAAGAGGAGATGCCCCCGCACGACGACGGCATGCTCGCCATCTACCGGCCTATTGACCGCGAGCACGCTGGCACAGCGGACGACCCCATCCCGTGGGTGTACGGCATGGACTGCCACGCGGGCAAGCACTACAGCTACAACGGCAAGGTCTACAAGGTTGCCGAGGGTGGGGACATGATTCCCTGTACGTGGCCGCCCGACAGTCCCGGCATGTGGCAATGGGTGGAGGTGTAGCACATGGCTATCGTTGTAAACGGCAAAAAAGTTGCCGGGGTGGGACTGCCCGGCAAAGACGGAGCTCCAGGGGCAGACGGCAAGGATGGTGCACCTGGAAAGTCCGCCTATCAGGCGGCAAAAGAGAAAGGATATACCGGAACCGAAGAGGAGTTTAACACCGCTCTGGCTGGTATGCAAAGTGCTCCATTCCTGCCGCTGGCTGGCGGCGTAGTAACTGGCAACCTTATATTAGGGGTAGATAGTTCTAGTGGGAGTGCCTTATATATTGGGAGTGAAAACGGAGCACAGGTTGTATTTGATTCCACGTGGGGACTTAGAGTTCTCGCAGATACGATCATTTTCGGTCAGAACTCCAATGATCAGAAGTCGCTTATTTTCCATAACGGCCAGATCAAAAACTTGTCATTGCCGGGAAGTCCAAACGACGCCGCCAACAAGCAGTACGTGGATGGCTTGGTGGGTGACATCAACACCGCGCTGGATGCAATCAACGGGGAGGTAGTCTGATGGGTACGGCCGCGGACAAGCTGGCCTATCTCAGCGCTACAAAGGACACCCTAAAGGCCAACCTCACGGCCAAGGGCGTGGAGGTACCAGAAGGCACCACATTTCGCAGAATGGCGGAGATGGTGGGGGAGATTCCGGTTGCATCCACACACACAGTAGGTGTGACTGTAACCGATGGGGTCTATAGCATCACCATTGATGGACAAACGCTTTACAAAGGGGGAACCTATGACCTTGAAGCGCAACCGGGTGAATACATTTATTTCGGGATTTCCTCCGATGTCGGATGGGCCGTTTATGGAGCTGAAACCGGGATTGGAATACCGACTGCGAACGGAAGGTCTCCGGCAGCACTGACCAGAGTTCCACCGACAGTGACAGACCTCTATTTTATAATGCCAGACGAAGATGTTTTACTAGAGGGGGGGGTGTAGGCGACCATGAGTAAGCTCATTACATATGTCCCGCTCTCGTCCGTGGAGCGGATTGAGCTGAGAGTCACCAACTGCCGCAAGACGCTCTCTCAGGTCAAGGCTGAAACAAAGGCTCATTACGTGCTCAATGGCGGCATGTGGAACCTAGACGGCACCCCCTGCCCGCTGCTTAAGGTGGGCGGGG